ACCGGCTTGATAATAAAATTTTGCTGTAGTTGTATTTTGAAGAATTGCTGAACAGTTATACAAAGTTGTAGTTGAAGCATCAAAGACAAACCCTGTGCCTATAGTTCTGGCGGTTGCAGTTGTAGACGTAATTGGCAGACCTAAAAGAACTTCATTGGCGGCAGTGCCAGCACCTGTAGCAGTTAGATGAACTTGCACAATTATTGTTTTTTGAAATTGGCAGTATCTGGCGTAGTTGATTGTTTTAGTGACTGTCGCTGATTGTGTCAGGGTCGGCGTGTAATCCACCCATGCAGCCCCGATGGTGTTAAGCGTCGCCGCAGTCAACACCTGCCCGCTAGTCGTCCCTGCTGTCCACTGTGTAGCCATAATGTTTCTCCTTTACCAGCCAAGTCGACTGGTATCTAAAATACCATTTACAGCATCATCAAGAATGAAATACTGGTAATACTCGTTAGGACTTAAATACAAAGTAATACGAGTCTCAGACGGTGTACCCGAATAACTCATACCTTCAAAAATAGTGTTAATTGTCTGCAAAGATTGACCTTGGGCTTGCCATTGCAAAGACACCATTACATCATTAAAAGTACGCAAGTTAAGAAATAAATCTGTAAATGCAGTGCTGTTGTTACCTGCGTCAGTAAAAGTAACTTCATACCGCAACGTGGTCGGGTCGCCCTGCATATTTGCCAACCAACTAGCCAACCCTGCGGCTTGCGTAGTTGAAGCGTCAACTGTGGTCAACGAATAACCGGCCACACCAAAAGACGTTTGGCTAGTTGTATTGTTGGCTTGCTGTTCGGCCACAGTTTCAGGGGTAACAGTTACCTGGTTATAAAAGTTGTCGCCAACAGCTGTGCGTTTAAAATTTTCGTAAGCAATCGTAGTAGTACTAACGGTGCTTCTAGTTAACGAAACGCTTCCTGCCGTTGTTGAAATGTTGTTACGGGCCGTAAAATAAATACCGGCGCTTCTAGCTTGTAACAAACCTTTTTCTGTTTGGCATAACAAATTAAGCCTGTTTAGGATAGTTCCGCTGTAACTGGCAACAGCTGAAGCGTCTGATAAGCCCAAACTTGTTAGTTCTAAAACTTCAGGAGTTTTTAAACCTGTAAACGATTCGTTAGTTTTTTTTGCTTGTGTAACCGTTTTGGTTGCTGTGTAACCAGTAAAATCTTGAAGTTGCCATTTGCCTGCCTTGCTTATTTGGTCAATGCAGGTAATGGTTGCCGTTGATAAACCTGTGCCGCCTGGGTAATCGTTGTAGTCAATGTTTGACACGTTGCCTTGAAAGGCGACATTTCCTGTATCTAAAACTATGTAAACATCGGTGCCACGAGGAAAATTGACTATTTGGTTTGTGTTGTTTTTAATGGTGATATTGAACGACCCACCGGCATAATTGTCGTTGTAGTTTTGTCGACCATCAAAACCGCTAAATGACAGTACGTCACTAGTAAAAACTGTTAACCCAGCGCCATATCGGAAAATCCAACCGTAAGCCATTATTGGACTCTTACGGGTAAGCGGCCTACGTTGCGGTTGTATGCCTGTAACGCCCTAACAACCTCGTTGGGGTCTGCTGACATGACATTGACAGTGATGTTTGTGGTACCGCCACTATCACCACCGAAGCCCATACTGCTCAACTTTGACAACGGGATAACGGCCTCAGGGCCACGGCCTTCGCCAATCATCGCCAATGTAGGGCTGGTAACAATTCCACCTTCAGCTAACTCAGGAATATCAATTGGGTCAATGTTTCCAAAGTTGACCAACGGGCCAGCCGCTTTGTCGATACCATCAAGGGCTAAATTTAACCCGTCAATAGCAAAGTTCAAACCGCTTTCTAATGACTGAATAACTTTATTAATGACATCTTTAAAAGCACCGCCAACATTGTCAAAGATTGAACCGCCCAATTCTGTAAGTTTTTTAAAGATTGAGATAACCAAGTCTTTGAAATAGACGATGCCTTCAAATGCTTTTATGTAGGGAAACAAAATGAGGTTTGTGACTGTTTTGAAGGCTGTGCCGATCCAGCCGATGAGGTTGCCGAGGATGCCGGTGATCTGGTCTTTGAAAGTGACGACTGCTAGTACTGCAAGACCAAAAGGCCCTGTAATTACTGCAAGCAACAACGGCCAATTGTCGGTCACCCATTCAAAAACTGTTTTAATGGCTTTCCAAACGGCATCAAAAGCATTACCGACAACTCGGATTACACCGTCAAATATGCCAAACTCTTTTTGCAATACAACAAGAATTGCGATAATTGCGACAACGGCGGCAACAATCAAAAAAATTGGGTTAAGAGCCATAACAGCATTAAATGCGGCTTGAACGGCGGTAAACGCAGCTGTCGTTGCTTTCCAAAGTTTCATAGCAACGTTAACGGCCACAATTCCAGTTGCTAAACCACCAAAAGTAAGCACAAGTATGCCAACCAGTTTTTGGTTCTTTTGCACAAAATTAGAAGCTTTTGCAAGTGTCTTAGAAAACTTGTCAATATGGGGCAACACAAGTTCACCAAAAGTGTCAGATATACCAGCCAAGGCAAATTTCATTTTGTCAAAACTTGAGGCGCTTGAAGCAGCTGTGCCACCTACCTGCTTTTCGACTGCCGCCAAAATCATGTTTTGGGCTTCAAGAATTTTCCCCGATTCGACAAGGGTTTTAATCTTTTCTTTTTCTTGCTCGGTAAAAGTGACACCAGATTTGGCTAGTGCTGTAATGCCCTTAATTGGGTCTTCTAACGCTTTACCTAATTGGACTGCGTTACCTTCGGCTGAACCAAAACCTGCGGCGGCCATGTCAAGCGCCGCTAAAGTAGCACGATCAAAAGCGCCGCCAGCCTCGTTAACACTTGCAGTCAATTTGCCGAAAGTAGCAAGTTTGGTTTGTGTGGCCTTAATAACGTCAGCGTCAACAGCCAGGCTTTTCTCTAGTGACTCAGCGTAATTTGCTACCCGTTCTGTGGCGCCAGCGTAACCCATGCTGTCTAAAACATTGCCTAAGCGCTGGTTTGCTTGCCTGGCTTCTTCAGCACCTTTAGCGGCATTAACAAGAAAACCGCCCAAAGCAACGACAGCAATGCCTGCCGGTACTGCGGCTTTGCTAATAGCAAACTGGGCTTTTTCTCCTGCGGTTTCTAATTTCTTGAATTCTCGTATGGCTTTGTCAATGCCTTTAGCGTTGAAATCTGAAATTATGGGGATTGAAATAGCCATTACATCACCTTAAAATTCTTGTTGACTTCAGCCATTACACCTTCAACAACTTTTTGAACTTCGGTCGTTAGGTCGGCAATTTTTGCTTCGAATACTGGCCAGATAACACGGCTGGCGGAACGACCAAACTTGGCGCTAAACGCTGTACCTAACGGGTTGGTGTTAGCACGGCCTGCAATGTCAAAGATTGCGGCAGCAGGGTTCTTTTGCATAACCGAAAAGGCGGCGCCTTTTTTCTTGTTGTTAACTCGAACACCTACACCACGAACAGCGTTAGCGGCAGTCAAAGGGAAAACTTGGCGCCCACCTGGTGACCAGTTTCGTTTTGTGCCACTAGGTAAACGGTTGTTGTCATAGGTGGACTTCATAGCGTTAGTCATCGGTGTGGCAATCTGTTTCATGTTTGCCACGTACGCTTTACGGTAACCAGGCTCTACCTGGTTTAAATATTTAACGGCTTCTTTGACACCATCTACTTTTATAGTTAGATCGGTTGCCATGACTATTTTCTGCTTTCGTTGATGACCTTAATGACCGTTGCTAGGTCGTTGGTATCAAACTCTACATTAGGTGGCCAGTACCCTGTCGCTACTAAAACTTGGGCTAGTGCGTGTCGGTAGGTACTGGCAAGGTAGGGCGTTCTGGTTCGTCGCTAACAACTTCAAGCAATACCAGCTTCTTAATGAAATCGTCCATAACGATTGGCACAATGACGTTGTGTTGCATGCACGCCTGGTGTGCAAGGTATGCCAGATCTTCAATGCCGATACCGTTTGCCAGGTCGCTGGCTTTGCGTTTGAACTTTCTTTCCCACGAAACAATTGTGAAAAGGTTGGTGCTTACTTCTACAGGGCCTTCGCCCTGGTCGACTCTAAGTGTTAGTTGCATGTCGGGCCTTTGCTGTTGTGGTTATGTCAGGAAACAACGGTGGTCAAAACGCCACCAGTGAAAGTAATGGAAATGGTTGACAACTCGCCCATGGTTGCGTTGATGACCGGAAGCGCCTCTAAATAGCAACCCACCAATTCAAAGCGGGGGGCCGTGGCAGTAGCAGTGGTCAAGGCGGCGTCAGTACTTGCAACCTTTACTGTGGTAGTCGTGCCAACCAATGCTGAAAGGGTGGCAAAAGTTTCGGTGGCCGCATAGGACATGTACAAGTCCAAAGTAATTTCTTGGTTTGCAAGCCCACCAACAAATGACCGTGACGTACTTCCAAAGGCAGTTGCCTCAAGCGCCTCAATCGTGTTTGTGACAGTGGCGGCGGTACACATGTCGGTCAAATTAACGCTGTTAATAAGAACGCCTGGGTTGCTGAGATAAGTAGCTGAAGCCATGGTTTAATCCTTTTTTGCTGGTTCTTTAGTTTTAGCAGATTTTGGGGCTGGGCTGTCGCTAGGTCCGTCAGATTCAATGAACCCGTTAGCTAGCAATGCTTCAATGTTTGTGTTTTCGTCCGGCACGAATTCTGTACCAACGGTTCCGAGTCTGTGGCTTTTAATTGTGTATTTCATGTTCACCCTGTCTGTGCTTGCATGTCTATGGATAGGTCGTATGCGGCAAAAGTCTGGCCACCAATCGGGAGATAGCCAGGGCGCCCAGATTTCACGGCGACATTCTTTCCTAGGACCGACGCACACATGCTTAAAACGTTGCGTAAGCCGTCCAAATTGCCTGGCCCTAGTGTTACTACTTTTACCGAAAAATTCATGGTGACGATGTTGTAGTTGAAGCAATCAAAGCTGGGTGCGTCAATAAACACGCATGGTGGGTTGATTTTTTCAGGGTCAAACACGACCCGTAAACCTGTAATAGTTGCAAGGGTTGTTGCCAGGTCGTCTATCGACTCGTTAAAAAGGTCGGTGTAGACAGTCATTACGCAACCGCAGGCCGTGGGATACCAGCCAGTTGTTTAATCAGTGGTGACAGGCCCGACACGGTAGCTACGCCCATATCGCTAAAACTTGCAAACTGGTCTATGGCGCCACGTTGTCGATACAAGGCGCCGGCATACATTGTGGTTGCCAAAGTGACATCGGTACCAGGTGAAGTTGTCAAGCTGTCGGTATAACCAGCTTCTTGCCTACGCCTAAAAATAAAGTTGGAAGCACTAGAAGCACATTGAGTCAAAAAGGCTGTTTCATCAACACCAGCTAGAGCAATACCTAGCCAAGTCGCAACAGCGGGCCCTAACACCCAAGTACAAACTTCGGTATATGTCAGGGTGCCTTGCGGTATTGCAGCTGTGCGGTCTAGGTCGTCGCCAGCGTCATAAAACAACACCTGGTTGGGTATCGGGTAATCAAAATCAAATGTTAGATCGCCGTTACTGGTTACACCTGTAAACAGGTAGGCAGGCAAAGCGTAAACATTGTGCGTACCGTTTAAACCGTGGCCTAAGCTTGCGATCGTAAACGGTAAGCCCAAATCTAGTTCGGGTTCTGTCAACGTTTGTACAACAGCGTAGTTGTCTAAACGCTGATGAAACGTAACTTGGTAAACAGCCATGGGCGGCTAACCACCTTTCGAGTTGGTGGTCAGGCGATAGCGATTGACTTAACCTGGTCACCGTCAGCAATGAACGTACTTGCATAGCCGTGGTAACTGAAGACCTTGCCCAAAGTACCTGGTTCGTCTCTTGTCATAAT